CGACTAGACATAATGTCAGCACCGTTAAAGTCACCTTCTGACTCAGCAGTTTCACGATCAAATTTCTGCTTGCCACCACGACCCAACACAACATTCAGACGACTTTCCAGTTCTTCGTAGGACTTAAAGTTCTTAGCATCCATGAACTCATTCAAGGAATGCTGACTGCGCCACAGTTCTTCCAGTTCAGTATCAGTCTTGTCATCGAGCAGACAAGGAGTAGCGAACTCAGACTTATCGTAGTTCCAGTAACCTTCAACCTTACGGATCTTCAGTTTGAAGTTAGCACCTTGCCAGAAGTCGAAAGGATTGATAGGAGTTTCATCTTGGAACTCAGGTTGCATTGCTGCTTGGATCTTATCAAAGATCTTCTTACCAAACTTGTAGAGGAAGACCTTACCTTCGTTAGAAGGATTAGTAGGATCGCTTACAACATAGATGTTAGCGTAGTAAGAGAGTTTACGCTTCTGCTTACGAGCAATTTCTTTATCGCTATCAAGACCACTGTTCCACAGAGTGCGGTTAAGTTCTGAGACAGGATCCTTACCACCAAGAGTGGTGAGAGAGTTTTCAATATACCATCCACCAGTACCTTGGAAACCGTGAGACCAGACCTTCGCCCATGGAAGATCTTCGCCATCAGGAGCAGGAAGGAAACGGATTACAGCGTAACCATTACCTGACTTATCCATTTCAGGTTTCCAGAAACGTTCGTCAGAACTGCCACCAGTGGCTTGGAGTTTGTCAATCTCCTTATTCAGACGATCAAAACCAAATTTAGAGCTGTTTTTAAGATCAGCAAAAGACATTCGTATTACCTCGGATTTTTGTATTTGTTGGATTATGATGTCCCAACAGGATCATCATACACTATTTATAGGTCGCCGTCAAGCACCTGCTGACGGACATTCTCCATGTTTTCGCGGAAACTATCATAGATCCCTAACATGTCAAGACCATCGGCATCCATGCCAAGAACCTTGGCAGCACGACGGAATTCTTCCTTCAGTTCCTTTGCCATAGGATCTTCAGAAAGATTTAATCTCATGTAGAAAATTTTCTGACGCTCAATCAATTCAAGCATCGCATCAAAAAAATCTATACGATCATCTGATGTCATCATAGGAATAAATGGCATCCTATTGACAATTTCTTGCTGCTTAAGACTAATCTCTTGAGCTTCTTTTTGTACTATTTCTGAATCGAAGAAAGACATTGGTGATCTAATACTTTTTCCTTTAATGTATGTTTATATTTAACAGTATCCACAGTTATAAATGGAGCATACTTAAGAACGGTTCTCCTCACATCTTTCCATACAAGGTGTTCGGTAATTTTCTTATCAAACTGTGGGATAAAGTTTAGAATTTTATCAAGGATAACAAATGTCTCCATTGATATTTTACTACCCAGAAGGTATTTAAGTAACTGAGGATGTGTCTCAGTCACAGTGAATAACTGATCGAATTCATTTACCTGCTGTAGAATGAAATCTATGTCTTCACTAAAAGTATAGTGCAGACTTTCCATTCGTTTCTTCCATGCACGATAATTATCATCACCGTCATTTCTTACCATGTTACCAATCCAACCTGCTGGATCTGCAACAAAATTTGAGACGAAGTATGGAAGGATTTCGTCATCTTTCTTACGATTAGTAAGTTTTTTGAAAAAGTAACGGTCCTTCCTTTTCTCGAAGTTTGTTTCCGTTACTCTAGTTTTGCCGTTGAATTTGAAATAATCATAACTGTCGGTAGTGAAGTGTAACTTCAGTGCGACATACATTTTATAGGATTCAAACGCTGTCATAAAATAAGTCGTGCCTTAGAAGACTTCTTCATGTAGTTGAGACGTTGAGCGTCATACTTCAACTTTTCTTTAAGTGGTTTTGAAATTAATTTAGAAACAGTTTCAATTTCAATGTTGTTCTCAGTACAAAAATGAATGATACATTCAATGTAATTCATCGTACCATTACTAATTTTTTTTAAGTTCTCAATTTCCATCGAGAACTTAGCAGCAGTCATGAATTTCTGTTCCAAAATGTCATTAAGGTTTTCCTTAGACATTGGCAAACTTTTCTCCCTTGTGATAGTTAACAAACTCATCAATGTACTGCTCCAATAATTTCATATAATACATTGTATCATACTTTTGAAATAATTGCACCTCACCATCTTCACATGCTTGGATAATGACGAGTTTTTGGACCTCAATACCAGTGAGGTCATGGTACAAAGCACCGTAGGCAGCACATTGAACGAAGTAATGTTCAATCCATTTCTCTGGTTTCTGCTTACGTGATGTTTTAAAATCAACAATTGCTAGTTCGCCTTGATATTCGGCAATACAATCTACTCGACCAGCAAGACCATAATATTCACTATACAGTGGTGCTTCAAGAGCGTGTATATTATTTATGTCATCAAAATAAGGAAGGGAATTCTCAAATAATTGATATGGTTTACTGATCTGTTCCATAAGATCTTTTGGTTTCACTTCAATATTATTGAAGTAGTCTTCAGCATATGCATGATACTTAGTACCACGATCAGTACCTTGCTTGGAGATACGATTTGCTTCTACATCACCAACACGTTTACGCCACTCAGCAATACTCTTACGAGATTTTAATGATGTGATAGACGTGATTGATGGAAGTTTTCTACCACTAGGAGTACGATAATACCGCACTCCATTCACTGTAGTAGGATCAGGAAGTTCACTTAAAGAATTACCAACATGATTAAACATACTAAAGACCAAGCCCCATTTTACTTACAAGATACGATTTAACTAGACCAGAACGAACGATGTCATCGACACCAAATTCAATTAAACTAAACTCTTTCATGTCCTCTAGGATCTTCATGAAATCAATAATGCCATTTTTTTCATGTTGTTTGACTAGATCAGTCTGAACTACATCACCACAGAACATAATCTTAGAGTTCTCACCAACACGGGTGATGATACTATCAAGTTCGTGGAAGTTCAGGTTCTGTGCTTCATCAATCAGAAGGATAGCATTATCAAATGTAGTACCACGAATGAATGATGTGGACCAGAATGAGACAGTTCCCTGTGCTTTCAGATTAGTATACAAGAGTTCAAATGAATTATCATCTGGCATCTTAAACATATACTTCACCATGTTCTTATAAGGAATTTGGTAAAGTGATGATTTGTCCTCATGATCTCCCGGAAGGAAACCAATTTCCCTTGTAGCAACCAAAGATCTAACAATGTAAATCTTCTCGTATGGAGTATTTTCATCTAGCACATCTCTAAGCGCAAGATAAAGAGCAATAAAGGTTTTACCTGTACCAGCAGCACCATATCCAAACATATTCTGATCTAAAGAATAATCATGAAAGAACTTTTCTTGGTTCTCGGTGAGAGGTTCAATAGTTTTAAGATATTCACTATTGATGGGTTTCCTTCTCTTCATCTGCTTAGTAGACATACCAGATGGGACTGGAGCAGAATTTCTTTTTCTAGGCATAGAATCAAGTATAACGGGATAAGTTAGCACCGGGGTGACGCTTCTGTACTTTTTGCATCACTTCTTTAAAACCTTGTGATTGTTTAGGTTCACCATATATAGTTCCCCCAAACCCACCAGCATTCCAGTCTTTATCCCAATCAGGGTGATCTTTTCTCCACTGTTCGTAATCGGAGATAGATAAACTAAGTTCTAAAGTGTCTCCATTCTTTAAGTTTTTAACGTTGTAAGTTGGCATAATTAAATCCAGTCGGGTTTACGATGAGGAAGTCTTAGATAGTTATCTTTGACCCATGGTTTACTCGCAATATACATTTTATATGCGGTAAAAGTATCTATGCTACTGTCTAATTTGTATTCGACAGGCATTGCCCTTACAAATGGCGTTGTATGCCTCCCTGAGCGTCCTTGAGGATCAGCGGTAGGCAATATACTCTTCGCTGCTAGAAGGGTCTTGTGGCAGGTGTGGACCTTACCGTAACGAGCAGTGTATTCATCACACATAGCAAGACCATGAGCGAGTAACCATTGCCAGTTTAGCACAAATTCACTCGCCCAGATAGTGCATGGATGATTACGGAATGCACCCTTCTCAGTGGCATAAGGTGTACCGTCTGCTTTAGGAATAGTACCAAACCCATGACCCCATTTGTCAGAACATACGATAGCAAGCATCTGACAGGTTTCTAAGGGCATCTTGACGATGTGCTTGTCAGGAAGAACTTGTGCTGACTTCCAGGGATCTTGATCTGTAACAAAGATATTCATAGCAACTTGGTTGTCGAAATTATGAGTAGGAATGTTGTCATTATAACCACATCCCAAGATTTTGTCTTTATGAAGTAAGGAACTGAAATAAGATCTGCGAAAAGGTTGAGGAATACTCCCCAGTAAAGATTTACATGGATGATAATAAAATAGGCAGCAATCACACCGATGCTGCCTACAATCCTCATACGAACTACATTCACCATTCAAGTGCTTCTGCTACTGCAGGAAACTGTTCTTTGAAAATATCACGTACACCTTCAGCAACAATCATATGTTCCTTCTGAGTGCCATTAGCAGAGCGCAGATCGATATAATGAGCCCATGACCGAACTGAGCCTGACATGTAAATTCTGGTGGGCGTACATAGTGGAAGCACCATTCTTGCACATTCCTTTGCAACTCCCCGCTCAAGCATTTGTTGATACAATGCCATTGATGAATCAAATAATGTTTTCATTTGAATTTCCAAAGTTTGAACTTCAAACGCATCCAGATCATCAATAGAATTCTGACGATTCTTGGTGTCCTGCCTACGGAGTTCTGGTAGGGGGATCTTCGACGCGAGTAAGGAACTATCAGCATAACGTTGAGAAAATTCTTGGAAAGTAAATGAACGGTGCCTCAGGATCTGAGCCGCGATTGCCCTAGTCGTTTCAATTTCAACAGTCATATATGCCTGCTCAAAGATACTCCAGTGTTGATGCTTAATACAATACTTTAAAAGACCACTGAACTTCTCATTTTCCTGATTTGCTGGATTTGACACCCTAGCACAATATGCCATATGCTTTTCAGCATCAGGAGTAACGGAAATAAGCTTAACAGTCATTCTATGTTTGAAACACTACAGAGTTATTTTAGCAATAAAAAAGCACCCTGTCAAGGGTGCTGTAACAATCAATCGGGGTAACCATCATCGTCGTCATTATTAAGATATTCAATGGGATTATCGTAATTCTCCCTGGTATCGGTATACGCTTTCACGTCTGAATATATCTCGGATTCTAACGTCTCTATGACTAATTTTAAATTGTGAACTATTGACTTTAACCTATCTTTTTCCATGGTTACCTCATAGTAAAAAGGAGGGTTAACCCCTCCATGTTATTTATAGCACCAAATTAAGACTTTGATGCAAACTTACGTTCTACCTTGATGCCACGATACATAAGATTATGATTGCGTTGAGCATTTTGCTCGGCAATAACCTTTGCCTTGTAGCTATCGGCGTCATACTTGACACCACGGTATGTAATTGTAGTCATTTTGTTACTCCTAAAGTAGTAGAGGGTTTTTAATCCCCGTTCCTTCAGTCGTGTGCGTCCCATGGGTAGCACTCAGGTGTTGATTCCTTCATGACCTCAATCAACTCTACCTTAAAAGCATTTGAGATATTCTCATTTGCTTTCATCCGCAGCATAATAGCATCGGCTTGTTGACAGGTGAGCGATGAATAAAATAATAGTTCTAACATGGGATGAACGGCTCCGTTCCGCGACTTACTTGCGTCCGATCTCTCGGATGAACGTATGGTAATTATACCACTAGTATTTATGTGATGTCAAGTGTATAATACGATACACTTTAGTTTTTTCTTAATGATTTTAACTGTTCCAGGACTTCAGTACGAATTCCCATGAGTTCATCATAGCACTCTTGATTACGAGCACACTGCCTCAGAGCATGGTCTGGTTTAAGGACACTTTCAATAAAAAGGTCCAGTCCACGGTTCCACTTGTCATTAGTCATTTGAGAACTCCATGCTCTTTAAGGTAACCTAGTGTATCATGCATATTGCCCAAATGCAAGTATCCTAAGGATACCTGTGGATACGTTGCCTCAGCACCAAATTCTGCCTCAAATGCTCTTTGAGTAAAATGACTATTAAGTTTATATTCTAAAAACTCTCCACCGAGGGACTTGAGTAGTGATGCCATGCGCTCACACTCTTGACTTCCATTTGAATAGATGACTGCCTGCATTAGTTTTTATCCTTGTAGGTAATTGTGATTTGATGATATACTTCATCTCTACTATCGCTATTATAGACACGACAACGTTCTACTTTAGCATCTAATAAATTCACCACATTATCTAGTTGATATTGAATTACATACTTTTTGAACCCATCATCCATCCAAGATTTATTAGATCCGGGTGTGTTAAAATCATCCATTATTCAATACCTTTAGGAAATTCTTCAATCTCAGTCAATTCGTAGTCCCAGTCTTCCATGACTGTATTAGCAAGAAATCTATCAGATAGCATTTCTAACTCTTTCTCAGCATACTCTCTGCTCTCTGCTTCCAGCCAAACATCAATCACCTTACCAAGTCTAAGTTTCTTGATCTTTAACTCTGACAATCGCTTACAGGCATCTCTCACGGCATTTCCGGGAGAATCATCAACCTGTGATCTTAGACGGACAAATACTAATGCTTTAAATTTCATAATGTTCTTTCAAGTCTTTCAGTTGCTTGGTCAGGGAAGTCTCTTGGTCTACTATCACCAGCATTGTCAGTTCTGGGTGAACCTTCGTTTGCCTTCATAGTATGTTGATAATTTGCTCTTGGATATCTGATACAGAATGGATCAGGCATCCAATATGTTACCTGCCATTCTTGTTCGGGATTTAACTCAAGGTGCTTTTCTACACTATGAGAGAAAATACCAATTTGAATGTACCCATCGTGACTAAGACATCTACCATTACCAATGTCAACTAGGAATAGCATCTTACTACTCATAGTCGTTCTTGCTCTGGATTAAGATTTTTCACGAATTGCTCAGGATCCTTTTCTGACTTATGCACCCAATAATAGCGCATCATCTCGAAAATAGGATCCCACATGGGGATACAAACATAATCCTTCATGTGTGTCTCGCAGCAAGTTCTTTGAGTTCTTTTGCAGTGAGTTTATTTAACCGCTCCGTGAAATGATCCAGTAGCAGTTGTTTATATTCTTTCTTAGTCACAAAAGATCTCCATAAGAAGTATCATCCCTATGAAGAAGAACACCATCAACATTATTCAGTAGTTGTCGTATATCACCATGAAGAAGACGATACCCAGTGCCGACATACAATTGCCCAAGAACAACTGATACTGTAGCAGTTCCCCAAAAGATGTAATACCACTTAGATTTTACTTGTGCTCTAATTTTTGCTTTCATAATCTTTAGTAATTCGTTCTGCTTGTTTTTTATCAATCCCACAGGGGGCATTTTTAAGGCATCTGATGATAACCTCGGTATCGGATATGGAAGGTTTTATTGTAAACCCCCACTTATCAACTTCACCTTCAGTAGGTGCTTCAACGTAATCGAATTCACTTGGCATTAGTCTCGCTGTCTCCAGTCATCAGGTTTGTCTTGGTGAAACCAACTCTTGATATCGTCAGCATCAGTAAATCCCTTTTTGTGATTGGATGGATCGGGATCTCCTAAACCCATCCTATTCAGAAAATCGTCTGTACTGCCTTCTTGGATATCCTGTGCTGCTTGGCGACGTGCCATCTTTAACATCTCATTGGCAGATGTATTTGCTTTGGCAAGTTTCTGTGCCCAGATCATGTCATCTAGTTTTACATCTTCATTATTTGCTATACATTTACAAATAAATTCTAAGCGAAGTCTATACTGGGTAGATAACATTTTAATCTTACGTTTTTGGTTTGTAATTATAAAGTTTGGGACTAATCCTGCCCTCACATTGAGTAATATTTACAAGATCATGACGATAATTATCATAGTAATGATCAAAAATTTCAGACTTTTTGCCTGCCATAACAATATCAAATTTAGTCAACCCATCTATTTTATATTCAATTAGAAAGGCATTAGTAGGAAGACCTTTATCTTGTGATAGTGATGCATCACAATCGGTTTCTAAACTCTTCACTGAGAGCGACCTCCCCAATTGATTTGGGGGAATGCTTCAGAAACTGCTGCCTTAGTAACTTTATAACGTTTACCAAGTTTCTTGTCCTTAACCATGCAAACAACTTCTGCCTCATCTTTATGAAGTCCTTCAAGAAGTTGAATAAACATATTCTCACGTTTTGCTTTAGTCAAGTTTTCATTACCACCTTTAATAAAGTGGAAGAATAATCGTGATTCATGCTCTAAAGAAGTATGTTCTGTTCCTGCAGGAGCATCATTAACGGTATAAGGTACTTCACCTTCAGGAACAGCACTAGAAATACTTTCATCAAAATTCCAAATTAGAAGCATTCGGAGAGTGTCACTATTATATTGCTGAAGAAGTTTAACCTTCTCAACCTTCGTTTTAGCATTGCTTACTTTTTGTAAGACTTCAGAAATCAATAGTTTCATTTTTTAATCCAAGGTAAATTACTATTTGAAAAACAAAATTCAGTCATCAGGTCATTCAGATTGTATTTTCTAAAATACTCCAGTGGGACTG